GGGAAAAACACAATTGAAGCTTTTATAGACAGGAGCTCTTTTTCCAGTCAACACAAAGCTCAATTGCATAACTACTACGACGCATATAATGGAAACTTAGTTGAAGCAGATTACAACTACGTAACAAATCCTTATAACTCTGAAAAACATAAAGTAAAAGGCTTTCCCGCTAAATTAAGAAGTTACAACATTATTAAACCTGTTGTAGATTTATTATTAGGGGAAAAATCTAAAAGACCTTTTGCTCATCAAGTTGTTATCCGTAATTCTGACATGAAGGATAACCAACAAAAACTATTACAACAAGAACTTAAAAAATACCTAGAGCAAAAGTTTATCAATGAGCTTAATCAAATGGGTATGGAAACAGGTGAGCCTTCTCAAGAGCAAATGCCATTAGAAGAGTTGAAAGAAGAAATTCTTACAAACTACAAAGATGCAAGAGCTATTATGGGTCAAGAGGCTTTAGATTATATGATAGATAAACTAGAACTACCGGATCATTTACAAATGGGGTTCTTTGACTGGTTAGTCTCTGGTGAAGTCTATTCATATAAAGATATCTGTATGAATGAGGTAGAATATGAAATAGTATCACCATTAGATTTAGATTACGAAAAATCACCTGACATTCAATTTATTGAAGACGGAGATTGGGCAATCAGAAGAAAGATGATGAGTGTTAATGCTATTGTTGATTCTTTTTATGATGTTTTAAAACCAGACGAAATAGATAGATTAGAAAGCCCTAGTGGTAAAACGATGAACGGTATATTATCTCCGTTTAATCGCGATTCTAGATCTATGGATACTGAAAGATTTGCTGAGGTACTACATGTAACATGGAAATCATTTGCTAGAATAGGAATTCTAACTTACTACGATGAAGTAGGTCAAGAACAACAAATGATAGTAGATGAAAAATATAAATTAGATTCTGATAAAGAAGAGTCTATAGAATATTACTGGGTTAATCAAGTTTGGGAAGGGTATAGAATTGACGGAGATATCTTCGTTAACATTCGTCCTCATCAAGTACAAAGAAACGAAATGTCAAACTTATCCGTTTGTAAGCTCCCTTATAACGGTCGCATCTACTCAAATCGACATTCAGATCAAATATCCGTCGTTTCGATGGGGGTACCCTACCAAATTTTATATAACATCTTTCACTATAGATTAGAACTTTCTATTGCTAAGAATAAAGATAAGATCATGTTAATGGAAATGAATACAATTCCAAAAAGACATGGTTGGGACGAAGAAAAGTTTATGTACTACGCAGATGCGATGGGATATGCTTTTATAGATTCTACAGCAGAAGGTAAACGTGGTGAAGCTGTTACGTTTAATCAATTCCAAGTATTGGACATGAGTTTAGGGCAATATATAGCCGCTCAGTTCCAATTACTACAATCTGTTAAACAAGAATGGGAAGAACTTATTGGTATCTCAAGACAGAGAAAAGGACAGGTGCAAGCATCTGATGGTATTGGAGCCACAGAGAGAGCTGTCTTTCAAAGCTCTGTAATGACAGAAGAATTGTTTAGACGTTTCGATAAATATGTAGAAAGAGAATTTAATGGTCTACTTGATACATCTAAAGTTGCCTGGAAGGACGGTAAGAAAACACAATACATTACCGGTGATTATAGAGAGGCTATTTTAGATATAGATGCTGAACTTTTCCAAGAAGCAGAGTATGGCGTGTTTGTTAAAAACAATTCTATTGAAAATGATAAAATACAACAGTTAAAACAACTTACATTATCATTTGCTCAAAATGGATCACAACCAGGGACTATTGCTGAGATACTAGACTCTAGTAATTTTGCACAAATAAAAGAAAAGCTTAATGAAGTAGATGCTGCTGAAAAGAAAATACAAGCAGCTCAACAACAGCAAGCACAGCAGATGCAACAACAACAATTAGAAGCACAAGCGGCAGCTTCTCAAGCAGCTCAAGAATTTGAAGCTAATCAAAACCAACTTGATAGAGATAACAAGATACAGGTTAAAGAACTTGAAATAGCAGCCAAAACTGTTGACCAAGATATGAACAATAACGGCATTAATGATGCTGTTGATCTTGAGCGAGTTAGAATCGAAAGAGAAAAACTATCGCAAAAAGAAAGAGAAATGCAATCAAAAGAACGCATGGAAAATAAAAAATTAGACCTTCAGAAGAAGGCATTAAGTAAGAAACAAACATAAAAAGGCTCTATATAAACACAAACAAAAGTTTGCATATTATATATTGAAATTTAGTATAATTTAATTAATTTTGACATGAGTAAAGAAGACAACCTAGATTTATCAAAGATAAGCGTAAGCGAACTCTTAGATGACAAGCAAATCCCAAGTACAGAAACTACAGAAGAAACACCAGAAGCCGTAGAAACTGAAACTCCAACAGCAGAAGAAACATCTGAAGAGACTACAGAAGAAACATCTGAAGAAACTCAAGAGGATGATACAGAAGCAGAAGCTCCTAATAATGATTTGCAAGAAACTGCAGATACATTAGAACAAGAGGGAGAAGGAGAAGAATCAGAAGCTAGTATTATATCCACTCTTAAAGAAAGATTAGGATATGAAATAGAAGGAGATTTTGAAGATGACTACGATGGTATAGCTGGTTTAACCAAAGCTATGGCAGAAAAGATTGCTGAAGAGCAGTTTAGATCTGTGTTTCAATCGTTTCCTGACATTCAGGAGTATTTAAATTACAGAGTATCTGGAGGAGATCCAGACAAGTTCTTTAAAGTAGCAGCAAAAGAAATTGATTTCGGAAAGCTGTCTTTAAACAAAGAAGACAAAGGCATGCAACGTAAAGTTGTAGAAAGTTTTATGCAAATGCAAGGTTTTGAAGCGGAAGAAATAACTGAAGCAATACAAGACTATGAAGATGCAGGTCTTTTGTTAAAGAACTCTGAAAGAGCAGTTAAAAAATTAGCAGCTCACCAAGTAAAACAAAAAGAGTCTTTAGTACAAGAGCAACAAAAGCAGGCACGAGAGACTGCTAAACAAACTCAAGAAACTTGGGGTCAGATAGGATCTATTATAAACAAAGGTAGATTAAGAGACTTTACAATTCCTGAGAGCGACAAAAAAAGATTTTATAGTTGGATGGCAACACCAGTAGATAATAACGGTAGAAGCCAAAGACTTATAGATAGAGAAAAGTTAGATCAAGAGTCTATTCTAGCAATGGAATACCTTATGTATAAGGGATTAGACATATCTAAATTAGTAAGCGCCAAAGTAAATACAAAGCAAGCGGCAAGTTTGAAATCTAAATTGAAATCAAGCAAACCAACAGCTTCTAGAAGAATGAAGGGTAATAAAGGAGGATATAACAAGACTAGTAATGGTCGACCTAATATTCCAACTTTAGATAAGCTATTAGGCTAAACACGAATTTTTAATTTTAATCTTTAATATTTATTTAATCATGGCAGCAGACAACGCAAAAAGACTTCGTTTATACGAAGATTTCTTCAACGCAGAAGGAATGACAGATGAGAACTCGTTAGCGAGCGCTCTTCTTACTCAGCCTGATGTATTATCACCTGTGATCACTCACTTGGCAGGAAAAGAAGACAAGAGGTTTCCTCTTTCTTTTCTTACTGAAGGAACTGGTTCAGTAAAGTACATCAACGACATTGAGTACGATTATCCAGTAATGGGTAGACTAAACAAAGCAGTTAGATCTAGTTCACTAGTTTCTGGATCAGGTGCAAATTACACACGATTTAAAGTAGCCTTTGATAGCAAATGGTTTATCAAACAATACATTATTGAAAGTGAGAATGGAATCCAGGCAAGAGTAATGGATGAACCATATGAAAACGCAAGTGGACAATGGGTTTATACTTTACAATTAGTTACTGCAGATGAAAACGATTCAATCGGAGCATCTGATGTAGCTGGTAAAAACTGGGTACAATTATTCGCGCCAACAGCGATCTCTGGATCAGTTGGTAATGAGAGCAATTGGGTTGCTCCATCTAAAATGAGAAATCAAATTTCTCTTATCAGAAAGTCTTACCGTTATGAAGGTAATGCACCTGATAGAGTTGTAAACTTTGAGTTTAACGTAGACGGTAGAAAAACTGCTTTATGGTATGACTTCGAAGAGTACCAACACATGTTAAGATGGAAAGAAGAAACTGAATACGCTCTTTGGTATTCTAAATACAACAGATCTACTGAAGGTGTCATTCACATGAAAGACGACAACGGTAAACCAATTCCACTTGGTTCTGGGGTATTAGAACAAATTCCTAACGTAGATACTTACTCTACATTAACAGCTACAAAAATCAAGTCAGTAGTAAGAGATGCATTATACGGTGCTTCTGATGCTCAAGACATGAACATAGTATTGTTCACAGGTTTAGGTGGAATGGAAGAATTCGATAACGCAATGAAATCTGAACTAAGTTCTGGTACTTATATCAAGAACACAGATCCTTCTAACTTTGTTACAGGGTCAGGTTCAACATTGCAGTTAGGTGGTTTCTTTACTTCATACAGACATATTGATGGTCACACAGTAACAGTGAGACATTTACCTTTATTTGATCATGGTGCAAGAGCATTGAATAGTCCAAAACACCCAGTGACTGGATTACCAATGGAATCTTACAGAATGATTTTCTTAGACATGTCAACTTACGATGGTGAAACCAACGTACAGATGGTATCTAGAAAAGGTAGAGAATTAGTAAGATGGGCAGTTGCAGGTGCTTCAGTACCTCCAGGATTCAACAGCGGTAACTCTTTAAGAGCTAACGACGTTGATGGTGCATCAGTTCACTTTATGAAAGAATGTGGTATCGCAATTAGACGAGCTACAAACTGTCTACACTTAGAATGTGTAAAATCATAAATTTATAAGCAGTCAGGGGAGTAGAAATGCTCCCCTTTACTGTTTTGTTTAACATAGAAAATAAAATCATGAGTTCAAGAAAAGTAGTTTTAAAACGAAAAGCTAACGCAACAAATTTACCGGAACACGTTTATGCAGAAGCTAAACGAAAAATAGGTTCCACTTTTTCTAGTAATGGAGACTCTCAAACAGGTCTTACCTTTGCAGAACAAAAAAAATACATGCCTCAAATAATTGGTGTCGATGCAACTGACATTAATTTTATGAAAGAGGTAAAAAAATATTTCCATAACATGACTGTTACTATTGAATCTACAGGAACAGATTTAGAAGTAGGAACAGATGATAATGGAGAACCATTAAATTTAATGGATTACATAAGATGGAAATTCGCATGTGCGCATCCCTACGTAGCGCAAGATGAAAAAGAAATGAAATCTAATAGAGGTTACAAGTACTTTATCTATGATACCAAAATTGAAAAAGTTAAAAAGCTATCAGGAGTTAGAAAGAGAAAAGAAGCTTACAAAGAATTTATAAAGGTTACCTCTAATGTATCCAAAATGGATCAATTATTACAAGTTTACGGTTACGAGCCTAAAACAATGGATGAAGCTCAGAAAGAAATCACTCTTGAAGGAGAGGTTGAAGCAGATCCAACACAGTTTTTAGGATATGCTACTGATAAGAATTTAGAGCACCAGGCTTTCGTAAACGACTGCTTGACAAGAGAAGTCCTACGTAAGGTAGGTAATACTATATTAAACGGAGATGTGTCTTTAGGAGACTCTATGGAAGAAGCGATCTTGTTTATAAAAGACAAGAAAAATTCTGATGTATTAACAACCTTAAAAGCACGTCTAAAAACTTTTAGTTAATTATGACAGTAGCAGAAATGCATTTTGCTGTAGAACAAGGTCTACAAAAAGTAGGTTCTAATTCCTTTGATACTTTTTTACCAGAGGAATTGGACTTTGCTTTAAATAAAATGCAAGAGCGTTTTATAAAACAACGCTTTTGGTCTAAATCAGATCCAAAACAATCAGGATATTACGGTACACAAAAACGTATTGATGATTTACGTGTGTTAACTATATTAGATTATAGTGATGACGTTTCTACAATGAGTGCTACTGTAGATCATGAGGATTTTGATTTACCAACAGACTACATGTTTTTAATTAACTCTAGAGTTAAAGTTTATTACGATGATTGCGGAAGAGCAAAACTAGGAGCAGATGTTTCAGCAGGCGAAACAGAAATAGAAGTAGACAAGTATAAAAAAGAAGTTGTCTTACGGATTGTTGAGCCAGATGATGCATACAATTTGCTTGCAAGTCCTTTTGCACAATCAACACATAAAAGCCCAATGGGCATAATTTCAGATACGTTTATTAAGGTATTTACGAACAAAAGGTTTCTATTAAAAGGTGTAGGCTTAGATTACATTAGGGAGCCTTCAGAAATTTCCTTATCTTCGAACCTGGATTGCGAGCTAGCAGAACATACACACCAAGAGATAGTAGATTTAACAGTTAAACATTTATTAGAAGCAACAGAGGCTCCGAGATACCAAACCAATTCAATTGAGGGATCTCAATCTGAGTAATTAATTTAATTTTAATCTTTAATATTTATTTATCATGGCAAAAAAAGAAGTCCTAATCATCAACAGTGATACTGCTGCTGCTTCTGCTTTTGAAGCTGCAAAGTTCGGTTACGCAAAAGATGGCGCAACTTTTACAGCTGCATTAACAAGCGGAGACGACAACGTATCATTATTCTACGGATCTAAAAACGTAGGTCCAATCAGCGAAGGTAACATCAAAAAAGTTACTTCTATAGCGTATAGCGCTGGAACAGCACAATCCTCTACTGCAACAATTGCATTAGAATCAGGAAGTGCTTATGTAAAAATCATCAACACTACTAAAGGTACTATGAACCTTCCAATTAAAACTTTCGAAGGTGCAAGTGCTGCAGCTATTGAAGCTCTTATGGATATTGAGTTTGCTAAGTCAAGCTCTGAGTTCTATGGTTTTGGTGCAAGTATATCTGGTGCTGTTATTACAATTACAGCTCCTATTGACTCACATTTCAGATTAGCTGGAAATGACGCTAGTTCATTTGTTTACGGTACAGCAGCTGTTCCTTCTGTAGGAACTGAAGCTAAAGTAGCTCAAGCAGAAAAAGCTGGATTCATTGACGGTGGTTTATTTGGTCTTGGTGGTACAAACATCAAACAACCAGTATCTGTAGTATCTGGAAATTATGATTTAGTTTTAATCGAAGCTGAAAAAGTAACACCATCTAAAGCAGTTGGAAATGCAAAAAATTATGACAGTTTCATTATTGAAGTGTACGTAAAAGACGGCAACTCTACTGTAACACCAGCGGCTATTGTAACCGAGGTGGAAAAACTTAAATAGACACACTTATAATATAATTGTTTGTTATTTTTATTGTTAGTTCAAAGGAGGGGGCGGTTTTAAAACTGCTCCCTTTTTTATTACAAAATAACAGACAAGTTAAAATTTAGTATTTTTGAGAAACCATAAATCAAACAATCGTGAAGTTAGAAGACGTAATAAAACAAAAGTTAATAGAAAACCCAGATTCAAGTTTTAGCCAAATAGCAGAAATAGTACAAGCGCACCATACCGGAGAAATGTTTTCTCATCGTACCTTACGACGTAAGGTCGCAAAAGTATCAAGACATGAATCAATAAACGATTCAAGAGTACCAACAACATATAACTATAAAGGAGAAAAACCTATTACCTCTTTAGCTGAGGCTATTGATTTCTTCAAAATAGATCTTAAAAAATTTGAAGTAACTGGTTACACCTGTAACGCGTGGGATGTTACTTCACAGAAAGGAAAGAAGACTAACTATCAAGTTAAGCTTACTTTAAAACCACGTGAAAAAGAAATAGATTATAAAGAACTGAGGAAAAACTTAGACTCTGCGATATCTACTATAAATGTAAAAAGAACACCTGGCACTAATCATGGCGTTCTATGTCTGGCAGATTTACATATAGGAGCGGATATACAGAATTTAGCAAAAACACAGGACTTTAATTACAAAACAGTAATAGAGTATTTAAGAAAGATAGCAGACAAAGTAAATGAGAAAGACTACAAGAAAGTGTCAATTATCTTTCTAGGAGACTTTATAGAGTCATTTACGGGACTTAATCACATCAACTCATGGAAAAGCATGGGGAAAGGATTATATGGTCACCACGTCGTTATTTTGGCTTATGAAATATTAAGAGATTTTTTAGCAGCGGTTAATAATTTAACAGACGTGTATATGGTTGCAGGTAATCATGATAGATCTACCTCTGATGCAAAACACGATAACGAAGGTGATGTTGCTGGATTATTGTTTTATATGGTTAAACAAAGCTATTTAAATAAAAAAGTTAATATTGAGTTTTCTTCTATTATTTTAAATAGAATGATAGATGGTATTTTTTACGTAATGACTCATAACCATCATGGAGTATCTAAAGGAGATATAGGAAAAGTATTTTTTGAGTACGGAGATCAAAATTCTTATAACATTTTACTAGGAGGTCACTGGCATTCTAGAAAATCTAAAAAGGTTTTTCATACTCTAAACGAAACTTACCTAGATCAAGCAAATTATCGTGCTGTAGATATTGCCCCATTGTTTACCGGGAACTTTTACAGCGAGTCAAACGGTTGGACTAGTAATGCT